CTATATCTCCAGATGTACTAAAATCACAATCACATTCTTGAGATGCTAATCTAGGATCTCCTAATAACTCATCTTGTCTATCTCTCCAAGCTTGATCTCTTTCAGGATGTACATTCCAAGGTAATCTAATAGGTAAAAAATCATTTTCTTGATTTTCTGCTGATACCCATGTTTTGTGAAACCAATTTCCTGTACCATATGGTGTACTTAATACTATAGCTCCCCCTCCAGTAGCTAGGGTTTGTTGTGCTGAAGCCCATATTTCACCAATTTGGTCAATAAAAGCTGCCTCATCAATTAATAGAAGGGATACTGCTTCAGATCTACCAGCATCTGAACTTGCTGATGTTGCTTTAATTATTGAACCATTGCTAAGTCTTAAAGATAGTTTATTATTTTCTTCAGCTTTAATTTGTAACCATGAAGGTAAATTATCATACATAAATTTTACCTTTGTAACCATATTACGAGCTGTTTCTTGTTTAGTTGCTATACATAATACATTTTTATCTTTATGAAATAACATTAACCATAAAGAATACCCAGCTGATAGAGTTGATATTCCTAATTGTCTTGATTTTAAAATTATAGAATATGGATTTTTTTGAAGTAGTTGTAAAACTTTTTCTTGAAAAGGAAATAAATTAAATAATATTCTTCCCCTTTGTGGGTGTTGAATATTGCAATACTTTTTCATAAAATGAACTGGGTCTTTAGCACATTTTAAGTATTCTTGTCTTATTATTTTCTTTAAATCTTGACTCATATTATCTTGGTAAAGAATAATCTATTACATGTATCGTAACTAAGGTACCTAATACCCCACCTACAACACCAACCCATGGTTTTTTATACCATTTATCAACTTGGTTTAATCTATTATCATACAACTTAATTTGTTCATTTAATAAAAAGATTTCTTGATTTTTAAAATCTAATATTAAACTGTCTTGTTTTGATAATAAAGTGAAATTTTCAACTTGTAATTCTAAATCTTTAATCAAAATAGTTTTTAAAGAGTCTTGTGCTTTAAGAGTATCAATAGCTAAAAAAAATTCCTCTAATTCATTTTCGGGAATTTCAACTATTTTTTCTTGTGCGCTTAAAGACATAGTCATAAAAACACAAATAAATAATATTAAATTTTTCATAATATTTTTATTTTTTATTTCTATATTTTTTTTCAAAACTTTCTACTTTTGCTTTTGCATTTTTAGTAGATTTTACTTTACCCTTTGTTTTTTTAATAGATGAAGAAGTTTTTTTAATTTTTGCCTTAGTTTGTTTTTTTTCTTCTTGGACTTTAGATGTTTTTGATTTTACTTCATCAATCTTTTTTTTATTATCTTTAACTTTTTTCTTAAATTCTTTTTTACTACCATCTTGTTTAGATGATAATACTAACAAACCAGCAATAAATCCTCCTATTGCTAATAATATTTTCCAAATATTTTTCATAAACAATTAATTATTAGAGCATAGATTCTAACTCTTTTTTAATTTTAGTTAGTTTTACTAGTCTAGCTCTTAGTTTTTCTTTTTCTTCACCATCAGCATTTTTCCATTTTTTAGCTGTTGATTTTAAATCAGCTGCTGTATTTTGTAAATGGGTTGCAATTTTAGAAACTGAATCTCCTTTTAATTGAGCTGCTGTTGGCTCTTCTTCATCTTCCATCATCATATCTTCAGTATCATTATGAATATAAACATCATCAGTTGAATCTTTTGTCCTAGCTTCAGGATCATCTATGTGATATTCTTCTCCATCTTCAGATGAACCATCAGGACCACCACTTGGTTGTAATTCAGATAGAGCATCACCTAATTCATCAGCATGACCTTTAGTTGTTTCTAGTTCTTTATTAAGGTCTTGCTGTGCCTTAATATCTTCTGCATCAGCTTCAGAAAGGATACTAATAATTTCTTCTTTTATTTGACTTTTTAATTCAGATCTTTTCATTTTTGTAAGTATTTTTGTTATAAATATTACAAGAGAATTGTTCTCATAATCTGTTTTATTCGTTCTTTATTACTGCCTTGTAGAGTTATATATTCCACATTACACCCATCTAAAATTTCTAATATTTTTTTATTTATATCATCTCTATATTTAGCATCTGTTTCTCTAACTCCATTATTTTCGATGCTAACACCAACAGGAGACACATAGAATAAATAATCATATTCATGTACTAAATTTTCAAGTGTTGAGTTTAAAAAATAAGATTCATGTGCTGTCATTGATTTAGATAATGCACTAAAAGCCATAACATCAATTACTGTTCTATCTGTAACTATATTTTCTTGTAACAATTCACTAGCTCTTTCTGCTGAAAATACTAATTGTCCTTTTAAAGTACTATCTGTATTTAATGGTATTCCCATTTCCATTAAATATTTTGAACGCTCTGTTCTAAATGTATAATTACTAAATTCAGGTAATTCTTTTAACGCTTTTACTAATGTAGTTTTACCTACTGACATTGTTCCACAAAATCCTATTTTCATAACTAATTTTTATTGTTAATATACAAAACTAATATTATAATACCAAATTATATTAAAAAGGTAAATCTTCAGGATCTAATTGTGACGATCCTTTTCCTACTCTATAACTATCACTATCAAAATGTTGAGTTGATACTTCAAATATAGTTGAACCTTCTTCAAGAGCTATCATTTGGTGGGGTTGACCAGGCATTAAGTGAATGCAATCACCTTCCCTAACAACTACACTTTTTTGAGATGCTGTTTCAGTATCAATATATTTGTAAATAAATTCACCTTTAGAAATATACCAAGCTTCATCTTTTAATATGTGATAATGCATCGAAAATGATTTATCTTTTTTAAATACTAAAAGTTTGCCACAATAATGTTCATTATTGATAATCCATAATTCATGACCCCAAGCTTTTTCATGAATTTCTCCTTTATAAGGCATTGCCTGTAATGTATGTTCTCTCATACTAATTTCTATTTGTAACTCCTTTAGGGGATGCTTGTTTGTACCAAGGTAAACCTTCTCTATTTTTCATTATATCATTATAATCTTCAGGAGTATATTCAATTCCTTCTAAAAAGTATTGTTTTTTAGAGAACTTTCCTCCTTTTTCTACAGGTTCAATAGCGGGTCCATCCCATTTATGGTGTATAAAATGTTCTTTACCTTGATGTCTTATTAAATGATGTTTAGCACCACCATTTTTTATAACTTTTACTTCATATAACTTTTCGTCGCTCATAATTTATATTTTAATTCATTTCTTCTATTAACTGTTTTTTTGATAATACTATTGGTTCATTAAGTAATTGCTCAGCTACTAATGTTCCTTGTGCTCCTGATACTGTAATACCTCTTGCACTTAAAGCATCACCTACAAAATGTACATTAGGATATGTAGTTAAACTTAAATCATTATAATTAACTAATGGTTCAGGTGACAAATATTTTACTTCAGGTACATAGATTCCCCAATCATCTTTAAGTGATGGAAATACTTTTTTCATATCATTAATAAAATCTTCTATATAGCTATAATATCCTTGGAATGCATCCTTAACTCTATCTAATGATTTAATAGGCATAGCATCAACCATATCACCTTCACTTGTCATACCTTGTTTACGTGATGGAGAATAATATAAACCTGTGTGAGTTTTACGAGCATGTCTACCTTGACCTTTAGAACTGTCAAACCAGGTTTCATTTACTTTTTTAACTAGTTCTCTTGACCAATCAAAAGGTTTTTCAATACCTCTAATTTCCATTAGAATACCAAAATTAGTCATATCATTTCTATATGCTTCATCTTTTTTAGCATGTCCATTATAACTTACATCACCATAAGTTTGTTCAACTGCAACATAAGCAGCATTATTATTAGTACAAAATGATCTTAATGATACACCTTTATCTTCAAATTTACGATACAATTTAAAGTCATAACTTACATCAATAAGTTTTTGAAAGTGTTTTTGTGGAGCTTCAAATCTAACACCAATTTGTACTGGTTTTGATTCAGTTGGTAAATTATATTCTTCTGCCAATGCTTTACCAAAATCAATACCTGATTTACCAACAGCAAATATTAGATTATCATATCTACGTTCATAATGTAAATCTTCAACTAATGATTTACCTAATACTCTACAATTTTCAAAATCAATAGCATGTACTTTAGTTTCCCAAATAAAATTAACACCTTTTTCAACTAAATAATTATACCAATTTTTACCTATTTCATGTAGATAATCAGTACCAACGTGCCATACTGGGAATAGTCTCAAACCAAAATATGGTTTAATAAAATCTGGTTCTGCAACTGGATTAGAACATTGTACTTCTTCTGGTTTTGGGTGGAATCTTTTAAAGTTATTAATTACTTGATCCATTAACTCCATTGCTTTTTCTTCACCTGTGTATTTTGAAAGGTGACCACCAATTGAAGTATGATAAGTTAATTTGCCATCAGACCAACCACCTGCTCCTAACATTCCTGTCATTACTTCTTCAGGTAATCTATCATATGGATTTTTACCCATATCAATAATAGTGATTTGACCATCATAATCATTATCTACTAATTTAGTAGCGGCATTAATACCTGCTACTCCTGCTCCTACAATTACTACATTTTTACTCATTTTCATCTAAAGTTTATTGGTTATAATATACGAAAAAAAAATGTGGCTTCCAAATTGGAGGCCACAGATCTCAAATAATTTTTTTTAAACGCCTGGCTATGAATCAGACTATAAATTTAACAATTACAGCAAGAACACTCACATGATGTTCCACACTTACATACTTGACAATTACATTTCATTTTTTTTAATTTTTAATTTATTATAAATATTATTACTGTCCTTTAATACACCACCCATTACTTCCTCCCAATGCGGATCCAGCTGAAAAAGATGGTAAAGTTGATACAAGATTACTAGAACCAGCAGCAGTATTCAATCCCATATTATACACTGGTATACCTGCGTAAGTTAAATCTATTACTGATTTTGATAATGGAGGATTTAATGCTGGATTAGGAATATATAAATCTTGTGCAGGTACACCTATATCATATGCTAACTGAGCAAAATCAGAAGGGTTTGAATTATATACTAAAATACTTCCATTTGTTGTAGAATGATGTCTGGATTGATCTCCAAGTAGTACTATACTAAGTAATTTAAAACCTGCTCCACTATTAACTCTATGCCATGTAAAATCTTGAAGACTACCTGATAAATCATGCAAACCCTCTACACTATAAAGTAATCCATCAAATGCATCTGATCCACTATGAATAATAGAGCTTGAAATTGCAGATGCTTGTGAAGAGCCATTTGCAGATTCACTTATTGCTGTAATATCTATACCATATGAACCTACTAACTGACCCGCAGTTGGTGTACTTGCATACATTAAAGGTCCATTTGATTGATTTGAATTTCCATGCCAAGCTCCTCCTGTGTATTCTCCATTTCTATAATCTGAAACATAGCTAAGTGATCCTGAATAATATTTTCCTTGCCACTCCCACCAGGAACTAATAAAACCTTGTCCCCACCAAGCAGGTGTATTTCCCTGAATTGGAGCATTCCAAGTATTATTAAGCTGTCCTACTCCATGTAAAAAACTAGATGATTTGGATGTTAAGACTGTTGCCATATTTTTAATTTTAGTGTACCTGTTCCTTTAATGACTCGATGCCATTCGTGTCTTTTTATAAATATACGT